AACCCGAACCCGACCCTGTCGAGGTGTTGCAGGCGCAGGTGCAGGCGCAGCAGGAGACGATCGACGCCCTCCTCGACGCTCTCGGAGGCTCCGATGGCTGACCTGGGCCGGTACTGCAAGAAGCCAGTCGAGATCGAGGCGGTCCGCTGGACCGGCGTCAACCACGACGACCTCGCCCTCTGGGGATGCCCTCTCTGGGAGACGAACGCCCTCGCATGGAGCTACACGCACGGCGCCTACCTCCTGCCCGACGGACGGCCGATTCATCTCCCCGAAGCGGGGATGCACCCGAACTGCCTCGTCATCGCCACCCCCGAAGGCTTCATGCTCGCCCACCCCGACGACATCATCATCCGCGGGGTCCAGGGGGAGTTCTATCCATGCAAGCCTGAGATCTTCACTCAGACCTACGATCCCGTCGGCGGAGGCTCCGATGGCTGACCCACGCATCGCCAAGATCGCTGCCACGCTCAACGCGGCAGCGGCTGCGGCCAGCATCACGATCAAGGCACAACTCGACACGATCGGTGACGCCGCGGTCGCTTGGGTCCTGCCGCTGAGCGAGGACGACTGATGGCTGGCCTGACTCTCGATCTGTCCGCCCTGGACAAGGTCCTCGACCGTGCAGAGCGTGCCCTGGCAGACTCAGGGGAGAACCTGCTCGAAGAGGCCAACAAGACCATCCCGATCGACACCGGCACTCTGCAGCGGTCGGGTAAGGTGACCTACGACAAGGCAAGCCGGACGGTCGTGATCAGCTATGACACGCCGTACGCAGCCCGTCAGCACGAGGACACCAGGCTCCGCCACGCCAACGGTCGCCGGGCCAAGTGGCTGGAGCGCACGTTCAACGAGCAGCGCCAGTCGGTGCTGCAGTACATTGCCAAGCAGGCAGGCCAGGCCCTATGATCCCGGTCGCCTTCGCCCACTACCTCGGTTCACTCGGCGACGCTCGCCTCGTTTGGTCCCCCAACGGGACCAACGGGACGATCTTTGTCGGGTGGCAGCCGGATACACCAAACCGCTCGGTGGCCGTGATGCCGCAGCCCGGTGCCTCCAGCCTGGACAACCTTGCTGGTCGCAACGCAGCCGTCCAACTGATCTGTCGGGGGGCCACCGAGCGGGAGGCCTACGAGCTGGCCGAATACATCTCCGGCCAGCTCGACTGCCTCGACCACACCACATTCGCAACCGGCACCGATGACGAGCTGATCGTCATCGGGGTCACAGTGCAGCAAGACGCTCCGGTCCCCATGGGCCGGGACGACAAGGGGCGCAGCGAGTACTCGCTGAACCTCACAGCCAGAATCCACAACCCAACGGCGCACCGTCCCGGTGTGTCTGCCTAGGAGGGCAAGCTATGACCGTGACCGATACCCTCGCCAGGGACGATGGCGCCTGGGACATCAACACGGGGACCGTCGACGTCCCGGTGTGGACTCCCATCGGTGGCCTGAACAACTGGTCCCCGTCGCCGTCGAAGAACGACGCCGACACCACGAAGTTCAGCAACGGCGGTTGGCAGTCGCACCTGCCCGCCAGTCGTGGCCTGGAGCACACGCTCTCCGGGCTCGTCCAGGTGGACGACTCGACCGGCCAGCGTGACCCCGGACAGGCTGCCTGCGAGACGCTCTCTCGCCAGATGGGCGTCGACGGTATCGGCCAGTTCCGGCACACCATGACCGGCGGCACCGTCAACACGTTCGATGGCTCTGTCAACACCACCAGAGGAGGTGGCGGTAACGACGATCCCAGTGCCTGGGAGGTCACCATCACGATGTCGGGTCCGCCCGAGACGGTGCTGGCTGCTGGCGTCCCCGACGTCCCCACCTCGGTGGTGGCGACCGGCGGTAACGACTTCGCCACGGTCACCTGGACCGATGGGGCCGAGGTCGGTACGCTGTTCGAGGTCCGGATCTACGACGGATCCACGCTCGTCGCATCCGTCATCTCGAACAACAAGCCCATCTACGTGACGCTGGCAGCGGACACCGGCCTGACGGCACGGGTCCGGGCGCAGAACGAGGCCGGTTGGTCGGACCTCTCTGCTGCGTCCTCGACGTTCACCGTCACCTGATCCATTCCATCCATCGCTACTTAGGACAAACGGAGGACACCAATGCCCCGCACACGGCTAGTCATCGACACGTCACTACAGGAGGAGGACCAGAACAGGGAACCGATTGAACTGGTCTTGCCTGGCATCGGGGAGTACGAACTCCCGGGCGTCATGAACGCCATGGCCACCATCCGGGTGGCTCGCTGGTCCGAGCAGGGCAAGACCGAGATCTCCGCTCAGGAGGCCATCGCCCTCCTTGGTGACCTGATCCCGGACGACGTGATTCGCAAGATGCACCACGCTGGTTTCGATCTGCTGGAACCGGCCAACGCACCGGCCATCGAGCAGATCGTCCTACAGGTCATCGACGAATACCAGACCCGAGCAATCGCCGCCGGTACGGCAGCAAAGGGAAAAGCGGAGTCGAGGCGACTGGCGACACCGCCACCGTATTCGCCCGCTGGAGCCTCATCCGAGCCGACTTCCGACGGGAGTACTCCTACGTCCTTCCCGGTGACCTAAAGACGATGAGCTGGTCCTACTTCCTGGACCTACTGAGCGGGCTTAGCCCAAGGAGTAGATACGCAATGGCCGCAGCCAAGGATGCGAAGCGAGTTCGTTTCAGCACTCAGGCCGAGGCTCAGGCGTACGCAGCATCAGGTTACGGCCTGGGAGGAAAGTAATCATGGGATTGCAGGTCGGTGAACTCCAGGTGGCGCTCGGGCTAGACGACTCGCCGTATAAGGCAGGTCAGAAGCAATGGCGTAACCAGGCGGAGGCCGACGGCAAGCAGACTGGCCAGGCAATGTCGGACTCGTTTGGCCAGTCTGCCAAGGGCGCCACGGCGAAGGCTGAAGCAGTTGGCAAGAAGAGCGGACAGGGATTTCAGGACGAAACCGAAAAGGGCGCCAACGGCCTGGGCGATAAGCTGTCCGGGTTGATGGATAAGATCGGACCGGCGATTGCCGGTGCTGCTGGCGCCATCGGACTTGCGGCGGGCGGCGCTTTCGTGGCCTCGTTGGTTATGGACGCCGAGACGCAGCAGGATCGCCTGGCAGCGTCCATCGGCCTGAACGAGTCGAGCGCCAAGCTCGCTGGCCAGGTCGCAGGCAAGGTGTACGCCAGTGGCTTTGGCGAGTCGATGGAGGACGTGTCTAAGGCGACCGCCGCCGTGCTGGCAGCGAATCTCACCTCGATCGATGACGATCCGGCGTTCCTGGAGGACATGACGAAGAAGGCGCTCAACTTCGCCAGCGTGTTCGAGGTCGACGTGAACCGGGCAGTCGGTACGGCCGCTCAGCTTATCAATAGCGGGCTGGCCAAGGACGGCACCGAGGCCATGGACCTCCTGACCAGGGCCGCTCAGAAGGTGCCTGTCGCTCTGCGGGAAGACGTGATGGACGCCGTAGACGAGTACTCGCAGTTCTTCGGTACTCTCGGGATCTCCGGGCCGGAGGCCATGGATCTCCTGGTGAAGGCCAGCGCTAAGGGCATGTACGGCATCGACAAGACGGGCGATGCGCTCAAGGAGCTAACGATCCGCTCGACCGACATGTCGGCCGCTTCGGTCGATGCCTACAAAGCAGCGGGCCTCAACGCCGAGCAAATGGCGGCGCAGTTCAGCAAGGGCGGAGCCGAGGGCCGTGATGCCCTGGGTAAGCTCATCGACGGCCTGCTCGGGATTCAGGATCCAGTGAAGCGCAGCAACGCAGCGATCGGCCTATTCGGTACTCCGCTGGAGGACCTCAACGCCCAGGAGATCCCGGCATTCCTCAACGAGTTGAAGAATATGGGCAGAGGGATGAAGGACGTTGAGGGCGCCGCCGATCGCATGGGCGAGACGCTCAGCTCGAACACGGCCAACAAGATCGAAACGCTCAAGCGGAAGGGTTTTGATTACCTACGCAAGGGCGGCGAGGCGCTGGCGTCGTTCTTCGAGGAGAAGGTCATTCCGGCCTTCGAGTGGTTCGTCGACAACAAACCCGTCCTAGTCGGCGCCCTGACCGCAGCGGCCATCGCCATTGGCTCGGTCGTCGTGCCTGCGTTCATCGCATGGGCGACCGCCGCCTGGTCTGCCGCCGCTGGTGTGATCGCAGCGACCTGGCCGGTCCTGGCGATCGCAGCAGCGATCGGGCTCCTGGTCGCTGGCTTGATCTACGCATACCAAAACTGGGACTGGTTCAGGGGCGCCGTCGACGCCGTGGCTTCGTTTCTCAAGGATACAGTGTGGCCGGTGTTGAAAGAGACTGGCGTCATGCTGTTCAACGTGATCGGCGCCGCAGTTCGTTGGGTGGCCGACCTCTGGTCCAACACGCTGTGGCCTGCGCTCCAGTCGGTAGGATCGTGGATCTCCGGTACGCTGTGGCCGATTCTGCAGACTCTGGGTGGCATCATCGGCAAGTACGTCGTGACTCACATCCAGACGCTCGTCTGGATCTGGTCCAACGTCCTGTATCCGGCGCTACAGCTCGTTTGGGCCTTCCTCTCCGGGCCGGTCAAGGCGGCGTTCCAGGTTCTAGGTCAGTTCATTGGGGACGTGTTTGGTCCGATCGTAAGGACGCTGGCTCTTGTCTGGTCGAACGTCCTGCAGCCTGCGTTCTCTGCCGTTGTCGGGTTTATCCGCAGCACGGTCCTTCCAGCCATCTCCTCGATTTCGTCCACGGTGTTTGCCGTGGCCTCCACGATCGGCACCATCGTGGGTAACATCGTGGGCTTCTTCCGGGACCTGGGCGGCAACATCGCAGGGGCGATCGGCGGTCTGGCTGGTGCGATCAGCTCGCCGTTTACGACGGCGTTCAACAGGGTCAAGGATCTGTGGAACAACACGGTTGGTGGCATATCTTTCACCATCCCCGATTGGGTCCCCGGACTGGGCGGTCGAGGCTGGACTTTCCCCAAGATGCACACCGGCGGCGTAGTTACGCCGATCGGAGGAGAAGGCAGCGAGGTTCTTCGTCTTCTCCAGGTTGGAGAGACGGTCCGCACCAATGACCAGGAGCGCAGTCTACAGCGGGCTCTGTCGCTGGGTCGGGCCGCTGCACTCCAGCTCGGGACCGCTGCAGGCGGAGAAGGCAGTAGCCAGCAGGCAGCAGCTCAGCAGGCGAGCGCCCAGGGCGGCAATACGTGGACGGGGAACCAAATCAACCACACTGACGCCGATCCCGATAAGATCGCTGTCCAGACTGTGTGGCGACTCAAGACGAGCGGAGCGGCGTGATGGCTGGCGAACTGATCACTGGGGATTACCAGATGGAGTGGCGGGATGTACTCCTCGGGCCGAAGCCGTACGGCGTGTACGGCGTGTCCGGGCTCGGTGACTTGCCGTCCGTGATCACTGCCGACAGGGACCGCCTCCGGGCTCACGGGCAAATCCCGGGCGACGACTTCCTGAGCGGTAGGTACGTCGAGGTCGGCCTTCGAGTGGAGGGCACCAGCAACGGCGATACGGCGGCTGCCACGGCGGCGCTGTCCCGGGTGTGCGGCCCCGGCATCGAAGAGACTCCCCTGGTGTTCCAGATTCCGGGCATCGCTGGCGGCAACAAAGCCCGCATCAACGCACGCATCCGCAACAAGGTCACCCCCGTTGATCTGGCGTACGCCGTTGGCATCGTGTCTTCCAGGCTGATGTTCTACGCCACGGACCCCCGGATCTACAGCGATTCGATGTTCAGCCAGACCGTCAATCTGCCGTCGGGAGGTGGCGGTCTCACCTGGCCCGCCACCTGGCCAGCGTCCTGGTCGCCCCAGGTCGACAGCGGGAGCTTGTTTGTTCCCAACGACGGCGACATCGCCAGCCCGTGGACAGCCCGCATCGATGGGCCGTGCGTCAATCCCGTTGTCCGTAACCTGACAGCTGGTAAGTTCGTCGGGTTCAACATCACCTTGGAGTCGGGCGAGTGGCTCACCTTGGACACTCACGTGATGCCTACGGTAGTGTTGAACGATTCCGAGTCTCGCTACTACACAATCCAGGCCGGATCTCGTTGGTGGGATTTCGAGCCTGGAGCCACCGAGCTGGCCTTTCGGGCGAGCACGTCGACTGCCGCCACTCTCACTGTGACTAGCCGGTCCGCCTGGACCTCCTGAAAGGATCACCATGTCCGAGAAGAACCCGCCCATCTTCATGGATGGGACGAACTCTCCAGCCGAGGACGCCCGTCGCTTCATGCAGGCAGTGATGGGGCCGGGTATCGCTCGTCTTGGTGACCTGGCCGTCACCGAGAAGTCCGGTACTCCCAACCTCAGCGTCGACGTTGCCGCTGGCGGGGTCTTCGTCCTTGGGACCAGCGCCACGTACCAAGGCACGTACTTCGTTGAGAACCGAGGCACGGTCAACAAGCCGCTGGCGACGGCGCACGCAACGAATGCCCGCAAGGACATCATCGTCGCCCGAGTCCGGGAGAACGTGTACGATTCGAGCGGATCGACTGCGTGGGACATCCACGTGGTGACCGGAACTCCGGCAGGTTCGCCCGTTGCGCCCGCAATCCCGGCGAACAGTTACCTCCTAGCCACGGTTGACGTCCCGGCCACCGACACGGTGATCACAAACAGCCAGATCACGTCGGCCCGGACGTTGGCACGACCGTGGAACAGCGCATGGGGTGTGGTTGGGTCCTCGTCCAAGACATCCAGCCAGGCTGGCATCACGACAACAGTGGACATCTCTGATATGTCTGCGGTGTTCACGGCGGTAGCCGGACGTCGGTACCGTACGACGGTCGCCATTGGAGCGGTTGCCCAGGTATCAGCGCCGGGCTACATCACGCTGGCCGTTGCAGACAGCAGCAACAATGCGAAAGGATCGTCTGTAAAGCTCGCTGCTACCGCAGCAGAGGATCACCTCTACCTCATGACTCTGGAGTCCGACATCCCCGCTGGCTCCCAGACTCGCAAGGCAAGGGTCTCCACCTCTGGCGGAACCCTCACAATCAACACATCGTTGTCCTTCCCCGGGAACATCGTCGTCGAGGATATTGGTCCAGTCTGATGTCTGGAGTCGTATCCGGCTACTCGGCCGTACTCCAGAACCTGGCCTCGGGCCGTATTGTCGCTGAGTTGCCCATCTCAGCAGCAAAGGCGACCCGGGCTCTCAACGCCCCGGGATCCGTCGGGGTTACCCTACCGCTGGAGCTGATCAAGCCGGTCATTTCAGCCTCGGACGTCGAAGAACGACGTAACGCCATCTTCCTCCTTCGTGACGACGTGGTAGTCGGAGACGGCATTATCGAGGCTCAGGATGCAGACGTAAAGGCGAACGGCCTGCAGCTCGATTGTCTGGGTTGGCACAACTACGTCCGCAACCTGTTCTTGAAGCAGACCATCGAGTGGGATACCGAGGACCAGACACTCATCGCCAAGTGGCTGATCGACTACGCCAGCTCGAAGTCCGGAGCGCTGAGGTTCGGCACCAGCAACGTCGTAGCTTCGGGCAGGCAGCGCAAGCGGACGTACTACGACTACGAGCGGCGACCCATCGGCAAGATCATCGATGACCTGTCCGCTGTCATTGACGGCTTCCATTTCCGGTACCAGAGCGCTCGGGGCGACACCGGATACACTACGGAGTTCGTTACGTCGTACCCGGCGACAGGTCGAGAAACCAACATCGTGTTAGAGATGGGCGGCAATGTCGAGCTTCTGAGTCGAACTGGCGATGGAGGTTCCATGGCCAACAGCGTGGAGGCGATCGGGTCGGGCCAGGGAATTGAGGCTCCGATTGAAGCGGCGATCGACGTGGACATGCTCGCCTCTACGCCCCTGTGGGAAGCCGTCGAGACATACAGCGACGTGATCGAATCGGCTACTCTGCGAGAGAAGGCGCAGCGTCGCTTGGCCTTGGGTCGCAACCCGATCCGGATTCCGAAGTTGCGGATTGGCGCTGATTCCGACCCCCAGCTGGGATCCTACCTGCCGGGCGACCGGGTTCGAGTTCGAGGCGAGTACGGGCTCCTCACGGTCGATGACGAGTTCCTGATTCAGCAAATCGACATTTCGGTGGACCCTGGGTCCGAGCACATTGACCTATCCGTTGTCCCCGTGGAGGCGTTCCGGTGATGGACCCGACCAAGCCCGCTGATATCGAGCTGTGGCACGATATCGAGCGTCGCCTGTCTGCCCTGGAGCGAGCCTCCCGCATCGTGCCGTCAGGCGCCAACGGCGGCAGCATCGTTGCTCTGGAGAGCAGCGCCAGCGATGACTACGGCAATCTCCTGACGCCGGGGCCAAGCTGCGTAGTGGAAGTCCCACCATCTGGCCGTGTATTCATCTTGGCGTCTGCCCTGGCCAGTATCTACCTCCCTCCGGGATCCGGCGTGAACCTGGGTATTGCGTACCTCAGCGTCGCCTTGACCGGAGCGAACGTATTCACGCCGGTACGGACCACTCCGGGCCACGACTCTGAGACTCGAATCCAGCGGGATAACACTACGCCCGAGGCCAGTCTCAACACTGTGATCGTCCACGGCCGCATGATGGACGGTCTGAACCCCGGGCTGACGACGTTCACCTGCAAATACGCCAGGATCAGTGACGAGCCGCTCGCTGCATCCATCGGGTTCAGCAATCGATTCTTGGTGGTCCTTCCACTGTGACTGATGGAGTGGCGGCGATCTATGTAGCAGTCATTGGTGGGACATTCACCCTACTAGGGATCATCCTGCCGCTGATCATCTCCCGCCGACGAACCAGAAAGCGGGTAATTGAAACCAAGGCGACCTTCGAGGCCACCGAGTCCAAAATCCTCGACGTAGACACCAAGGGCACCCAGATGCTAGGCCTGCTGGAGCGGATGCTCGATAGGATGACCCACCAGGACGAACGGGCCGCTCGCAACGAAGAACAGATGAACAAGGTACTGACCCGGCTAGGCCGGATCGAGTCCCGCCAGAAGCAAGACCACACCCGAATCACCCAGCTGGAGGAAGATAACAATGAAGCTCGCAGGCGTTCCGTTTGACCAGGGCAGGCACCCCCAAGGTGCCCTCCGTCCCACGGCCGTGGTGCTGCACCGTACCTACGGCTCATTGACCAAGGACGGCTACAAGGGCGCTTACAACATCGGCAAGAACGGCAGGGCAGGAGTCGGTATCGGCTTCCACTTCCTGGTCGGCAAGAACGAAGGCCAGTGGGTCGAGTTCTACGACATGCTGACCAAGTGCGCCCACGCCAAGGGCGCCAACACCTGGGCCATCGGCGTCGAGTTCGACGGCGTGAATGAAGGCCCGCTCACCGACTGGCAGATCCGAGCGGGCGCCTGGATCCTGGCCGGGATCAACAATGCGATCGGCATTCCGATCGATCGCTACACGATCGGCGGGCCGAGGCGCAAGATCAACGGGCCGCTACCCCACTCGCTGGTTCCGGGCTCGAATCACACGGACCTGGTGACCGAGGCCGACTACCAGAAGATGCGGGCGCTCATTCCGTCGCAGCAGTGTAAGTGCCCTGCTCCTGGCCCGGCGGTCGACGTGGCCGAGTACGTCCGCCGACGCCGTGCGCTCGCCCAGGACTACATGAACTCCGGGCTCGGGACGCTGCCCACGTTGTCGCTTCTGTCGCCAAAGAGCCACGCCATGGGCGTCGCTCTCATGCAGAGCGCCATCAATCTCGTGTCCGGTCGGGGACTCAAGGTAGACGGCCAGTTCGGACCAGCTACCAGGGACGCCGTTCGAGACCTCGATCGGTTCACCGGGGTCCGGAACGACGATGGCGTGTTCGAAGACTCGAGCCGATTCGTCCTTACGCTGGCAGTGAAGGCCATCGCTGACGGTAAGGCGTGATCTCAACACAGGAGGAAAGCAATGAGCTACGAAGAGAAGCCCGAGCAGGACGGAGCCGAGGGTGCACCGTCCGGCCCGACGCCGAAGAAGCGAGTTCTGCGGTCGATCTTGCAAACGCTTGTCGGAGTTGCGGTCGCCGTGCCTGCGGCGATCCTGGCCCTGGGCGAGGCCGTTCCGGACCTGGATCCGGCGATCGTTGGCTGGACCGGCGGAATCTCCGCCGTGTTCGTGATCCTGGCGTCTGCGGCGCAGAATGCCTGGGACTCGGCCCACGGGAAGGGCTAGCCAAACCACTCCCTAGCTCGGTGGTATTCCTACTAGCTGGGAATAGCTAGGGTACCGAGGAGGAGATGCAGCCGGGTTGAGGCGCTGCTTGCTAGCGACGCAACGGCCTGGTATTCTGCCGTCCATGACGACAGGTGCCGCATCTCCTCCTCCACCTCGCTCCTCGAGCCGGGAAATCGCCCAGGTTCTCGGGTGCGACTACACCACGGTCAGCCGGATCAGGGGAGGCGACCGGGTGCCCGGGCTCCGGCTGGTAGCCAAGCTCGTGGAGGTCTACGAGCTAGACGAGGACGACAAGGCGGGCCTGCTGTCGGCCATGATCGACGGCCCCGGTGCCTCCGGCGAATGGCTCCGAACGAACTGCTTCGGCGACGATGCCTGAGCAGCGGAGTTACCAGGCGGAAGGTAGCGCCTTCCTGCGACGTGCTGGCAAAGCGATCCTGGCCGATGAGCCTGGCCTGGGCAAGACCAACCAGGCGCTGATGGCCGTGGACGGCCGTACCCTGATTGTGTGTCCAGCGACCTTGCAACACCACTGGCGGCGTTCTTGCGAGGAGTGGCGGCCTGATGTTGAGTTCGAGGTCATCTCGTATTCGAGGCTCAGTCGGCGGGAGGGAAGCAAGACATTCCCTGCTCCTCGGGCCGAGTTCAAAGAATACGACACTGTGGTATTCGACGAGGCGCACTACCTCAAAGGCCGCACAGCAAACTGGACTCAAGCGGCAATCAAGCTCCCAGCCACAAACGTGTTCATGTTGACAGGCACTCCACTATCGGGTTGGGCTTGGACGATCTGGCCGCTGCTGCGAATCATCCACGGCCCGAAAGATCGGAGATTCAGCTCGTACTGGCGTTGGGTCGATGAGTGGTTCCGCACCTGGAAGCCGCCGTATCGCACCGGCATCGAGATCCTCGGTTTGCATGAGCACCTGACCTGGGCGGACTTCGCTGCTGGTTGCGACCTGGGCGAGCATTGGCTCCGGCGGGAGACGGACCTGGTGCTAGACGAGCTGCCGCCACTCTCACAACAGACCATCGAGGTGGACCTCCGAGGCGCCCAGCGTACGGCGTACAACCAGATGAAAGACAGCCTGGTCGCTGAGATTGGCGACGGGCTCGTCGTCTCCTGGTCCAGCGGCGATCAGTTCGTGAAGCTCGCTCAGATGGCCACCTCGCTGGGCGCAGTCGACAAGACACACCGGCCACACGGCGCCAAGATGGACGCTCTAGGCGACATCATGGAAGAGCAAAATCGGCCTATGGTCTGCTTCACGCATTTCCGAGATTCAGCGGCATGCGTGGCCGAGCTGGCCAGACAGAAAGGCAAACAGGTGGCGGTAATCGACGGATCGCTGTCTGCAGGCGCTAAGGCCGACATCATCGATCGGTTCCAGGCATTCGAGCTGGACGTCCTGGTCGGCACGTTCAGTACGATCTCGGAAGGCGTGACCTTGACGGCCGCTGACCTGGCCGTGTTTGTGGAGCGATCGCCCCGGGCGCTATTCAACTACCAGGCGCAGAGGCGCATCCGCCGGTTCGGCCAGGAGCTGGCGACCAGGCGCATCGATCTCGTGGCTCGGGGTACCGTCGATGAGAAGTTGCTGGCCACGCTCAACACCAAGGGCGAGCAGGAGGCTGGCGTCATCAGCGCCCTGGATTTAGTGTGAAGAACGTCACATGACGTTGGGGGTTGACAGCGACCCTACCGTCGTGGTTTACTGGTGTTGTTCAGGAAAGAGCCCGAACTCGAACAGGAGCACACCCGCACAATGGCCACCAAGACCGAAACCGCACCGACCTACTCCCAGGACCTCACCGTCGCTTTCATCGACGAGGACCGGAAGCTCGTCATCACCGAGCGTTCCGGCCGCACCTGCGGCCCGAAGTCCCGCTTCTCCCCGGGCATGGACGCCCGGACCAAGGGCACCCTGCAGACGGCGTTCCGCCTGGGCTTCAAGCTCCTGCTTCCTGATGGATCCACCTCCACCGCCGAGGCTGCGGCCAAGTCGTTCGGCTTAGAGCGATTCCTCACCGCCAAGCCGAAGCGAGTTCGCTCCACCTCGACGCTGCCGTACACGGAGGTCAAGGTGGGCCGCTCGTGGCGCCCGGTCGTGAAGGCGACGAAGAAGGGCGATGGCTTCCGGGTCACCTACCAGCCCGCCAAGGGCGAGCCCAAGACGGTCGAGGCCGAGGCCGACAAGCTGCGCTGATCGCTATCCCAGGCGACAGGCCAGAGCCCAGGTTCCTTCGGGGACCTGGGCTCCGTGCTGTTTAGAACGGCGAGCTACAATCCTGGGAGTGGCGAAGGTCGCCTTCGCCTGAAATCCGGGGGTTGCGCCCGACGCAACGACATGATTAACTGGGAAGAACAAACAAGCGACCTGGGAGGTCACGAAATGATGAAGCTGACAGGCAGGACAAGCCACCAGATCACGGCCCTGGTAAACGAGGGTTTCGTAGTGGAGAACATCACGGCGACGACCTGCGAGGTCCACGCTTACGACACCTGGGCGGAGCTGCGAGTTGCGGTGGCCAACCAGCGAGGTTGGGCGCTGAAGGAAGCCAGCCACTATTACGCCACGGGTAAGTTCGCTCAGCAGTCTGCCGACCTGGCCGACGGATCGACCCAAGATGAGACCCGGGTTCGCCGGTCGATGCGGCGTAGCCACCTTACCGCTCTGGCTTCCGTCGATCGGTACCTCACCGAGCAGGAGAAGATCGAGGCCGAGACGCCCGACGCCAAGACGATCGAAAAGATCGTGAAGAAGCGCAAGACGGCGCAGGCCAAGAAAGAGCAGCGCCGCCAGACCCAGGGTCGTGACTGCGAGTGTGGCTGCAAGGGCACGACCGGTGGAGGTCGTTACCTACCCGGCCACGACGCCAAGCACAAGTCCGCCCTGGTCAAGCTGGCCATTCAGGGCGAGGGGTCCGAGGACGTGAACGAGAATCGTCTCGGGATGAATGCCTACGCTCAGTTGGAGGAGCGGGGCTGGCTTAAGTTCCTGGACAAGGCTAAGGAGGTGGCGGCACGCCCCAAAGCCGACCCCCGAGTCGTCCGAGCAGCCAAGTCCGAGGACGCCGAAGCTCGGGCCAGGGAGAACATCGCCCGCCTGGAGCTGATGAAGGAAGCGGGTCGGATCATTCGGGACCTGGGTCGCTGGAGCCGCAAGGACGACAATCCCCAGGTGATCATCACGGGGGACAACGCCAAGGCCATCGTTGACGGCACGTTCGACTATGAGGCACACGACGCCGAGGTGGCATCATGAACCGCACGGTCCGCGGTATCCTGCTGGAGCTGGCAGCGATCGGGTTCCTGATCGCCCTGGGGTTGTTCCCGCTTATTCTGGCCGGGTGCTCCCGGGGCGACGCTCGGGATAACCGGGACGCCACCACGAGCACGACCTGGGCGCAGTGCGACGGCGCCCTGGAGGGCGGTACCGAGTACGCCGGTTGCACCGGTCAGCTTGGCCCAGCGACCTGCGTAGTCGCTGGGGACGCCACGGTCTACAAGCCAGGCGAGCCGGGTTCACCCTGCTAGGTTTGCGCCCGGCGCAACGGCCTGGTACTATGGCCCTACCGCCACTCACCATTACTGACCTGGGAGGTCGAAAGTGGACGACAAGGAAGCTCGAATCGTACTGGCCTGGTACCGCCTTCAATTGGCGCTGCTCCGGGCGCAGGGCGACTGAACGCCCGACCCGGGCGACCGGTAGACTGGGGTTTGGAGTCTCCTAACATCCGCCAGTCCCGGCGCCCGGGTCGAGCGCAACCGACCCGGGAGGTCGTCAAATGCGCACCGTAATGGTTGTCGCCGCTGTGATCTGGGGAGGTTCGACCGTCGTGGTCGTTCTCTGGCTGTCCATGGCTCACCGTGACCACAAGCGATGGGAAATCAACATGCACCGAGAAATGGCCCGGGTCCGGGCCTGGGAGGAAACAACCGATGACACACCGATATTTCATGGAGGACGCTCCTCCTTCGGCCGGATCTACTCACATGATCAGGATCGAGGATACGGCCGACCCGGAGAACCGGGCGCCGGATGCCCTGGTTGGCTACGCAGCCGACATAGACGAGGCGCTAGCCGCTGCGGCTGAACTGATCCGCAACTGGCACGACCTGGCCCAGTCCCGAGTCATCATCTACCAGCGGAACAACCCGCACACGATGTGGAGCGAGTGCTACCGCATCGTCTCCAGTCACCCGACCATGATCAAGTCCAAGGGCCGCAAGCGGATGACCTGGGGCGCCGACGGATGGAGGAAGGCATGAACGCCGCACCCGAGCACATCGTGTCGTGGTCCGAAATCGACACGGCCAGGCAGTGCCCGCACAAGCACGTCCTGAGCTACCAGGAGCGCTGGCGCAAAGACAGCAGCTCCCCGGCGCTGAACCGGGGCACGAGCTGGCACACCATGATGGAGGTCTGGTACGACCGGACCAAGCCCGAGGACGTCCGCCGTCAGGAGATCTACGAATTCTGTAACCAGCACCGAGATCCGAGCTTCCGAGGCTCCGAGGACGATCTCCTGTGGTGGATGTTCGAGGGATACGCCGATCACTACGGCGACGACTCCCGTAACGGATGGAAGATCGTTGCTATTGAGCTTCCGTTCCAGGTGCCGCTGCGCTACCCGGCAGCGGACGGAAACGGGCGCCGGTCCCGCATCCACATCAAGGGCAAGATCGACCTGATTGTCCTATGGAACGGGCGCCTGTGGGTAGTCGACCACAAGACATGCGCCCGATTGCCAACCGACAAGGAACTCGCCTTGGATGATCAGTTCGGCCTGTACTCGTGGGCGATGCGCCAGCTCGGGCGACCGATCTTCGGTTCGCTCCACAACGCCGTGCGCACCAAGATGCCAGCGCCCGATAGTCGACCGGTGGACGACCAGGGCAGGAGCCTCAACAAGGACGGATCGGTCAGCAAACAGCAGCCAGCGGGCTCGACCCCGGCCGACCGCTTCAAGCGGACGCTGATGAACCGCACCGACATGGAGCTGATCACGGTCGCTAACGAGGCGTTCGAGACGATGCACACGCTGTACTACAAGGGCCAGACCGAGAGGCACCCCAACTCCGACACGTGCAAGTGGAGATGCGACTACACCGAGACGTGCCTGGCTGGTCGCAAGGGCCAGGACGAGCGGCGACTCATGGAAGACTACGGATTCCGAGTCGACCTGACGAGGCACTAATGGAAAAGGGCACCGTGATCCTAGATGACGACGACCGAATGTGGCTGTGCGTCATTGGCTCCGAAGAACAGGACGACGATCTGGTCCTCGGTCCGATCAACTGCTTGATGTCGTGCGCTGACCAGGTGGTCGGGGCGGTCGTCGTGTGGGTCATCGTTCCCACTGTCCGACGTGCGGAACCCAGGTAGACGTGGAGGAAGCGATGATCGACCTGACCGGCCTACGGAACCGACTGTACCGACTGCCCGCACCCGATCAACCCACCGTCCTAAGGGAGGACCAGTGAACGACGACCAGTCCGAAATCGACGAACCGCAGCTTGTCGGTGCGTTCGAGTGGGCCAGGATGCAGCAGGACACTGAGAACAACAGGGTGCTCGGAGGTTGCGCTTTCGGGCTCGCCTTCCTGGCCTTCGTGTTGGCGTTTGTCTGCGTCATTCTGTGGGCGTGTAGGGGGTAGGTGGCGGCGCCCCTGCCCGCCTGGTACACTACTACCGGCCCCACGGGGCCACGACCTGGGAGAAAGCCGAAGTGCAAGAACTGACGAGGTACGTTGACCCCGCCATCCTCGAGCTATGGTCGGATCAGCAGCGAGTGATCATCCATCGGGAGATCTGGCAGGCAGTTTGGCTTGCCCAGGCGTCGTGTGGAATCACCGAGTACAGCGACGAGATCAGGGACGCCCTGGTCCGAGCGCAAAATGACGTCGACCTGGAGTCGATCCGGCGACGGGAGCGCAAGACCCGCCACGATGTCAAGGCCAGCCTGGAGGAGTACCTCCACGTAGCGGCCGTACCTGAGGTTCTGCACCTGGGGATGACGAGCGCCGACGTCGTAGACAATATGAGTCTGATCCAGATGGCGATGTCGGCCCAGTACATGGGCATGTTGACCGGAGACGCTGCACTCCTTGGCTGGCAGCACTGGATTCCATTTCGGGGCATCGTCGGCCCGATGGGCACGGCCCAGGATCAGCTCGACCTGATGGACGGGGACGAACAGAAACTGGCAGTGATGCAGGAACGCATCGCCCGAGAGTTTGGGTTCGAGTCGTTCCTGATGGCACCCGCCCAGGTCTACCAACGGTCGATCGACCTGGCCTACGCCACCCAGATGTTCCGCCTGGCTACGGCCGACCGGGCTTGCCACCTGCTGGCGTCTGGTTTCATTCAGATGATCTCTGGCTACTGCGGCCAGCAATGGAACGAGGGCGACGTGAGCACCAGCGTCGTCCGTCGTGTTGCCCTACCGGGTATCACGTTCGCAGCGTCCGTTGCCGTACGAGGTGCACTCACTGAGGAGGCCAATCGTGCCACCGAGGAAAGCAACAGCGGCAAAGCGGGCAGCGACCCGGCCCGCTACGACAACGGGTACGCCTGACGTGCCTGACCCGTCCGAACCAGACCCGAGTGCGGACGCCAATCCCGGCGCCAGCGACGGTCCTCCACCGGAGCCCAAGCCCACCCAGGCGAGGCTCACACTGGCAGACGAAAAGGAGGCCGTTCGGGTCCTGTACTACGGGGACCCGGGCAAGACCAAGACGACGAGCGCCCTGGCTATGGCCAGACTCGGCAAGGTCATCGCCATCGACTCCGAAGCCGGAATGAAGCCCGGTGCCCTGCGGCGCCAGGGCATCCCGATCGAGAACATCGAGCCGTGGCGAGACATCGAGTACTCGATGATGCTGCAGCTTCTTTGGGACGTGAAGGATCGGATTGCCAAGGGCGAGGAGATCGTCGGCATCGTGTGGGACAGCATGACCGCCACCCTGCCGATCTTCATCGACGCCCTGGTCAAGACGGCGGTCCGCAAGGCAGAGCGCAGCGGCCAGGTCAGGGAAGCGTGGAAGACCTATCAGGACGACTACGGCGATATGACCAACCAGGTCCGGGAACTGTACCGCATGATGCGGGATCTCCCCATTCACCTGGCCATCACCGCCCATGTCCGCAAGGGCAAGGACGAGGACGGCATGGTGGAGATCGGGCCGAACGTAACCCCGGCTCTGCAGGGCGATCTCTTCGCCTTCTCTGACATCGTTATCAACATGCGGGCCATCCAGGCGGGAGAGACGACGCTGTACACGGGCGTCACCGTTCCGACTGGGAGGTTCAAGGCCAAGGATCGCTACGGCGCTCTGCCGGCCAACATGGTCACCCCGACGTTCGACCGCATAGTCGGCTACGTCGAGGACAAGATCGACCTGGACAATGATACCGTCCAGATCGAAGCCCGAGCCGCCCTGGCTCAGGCAGCAAGCACACCAACCAACCAGACGACGGACGATGAGGCCGACGTCGTGTCCCAGGAGGACTGACACAATGCCCAAGCTCAACCAGAAGACCGCCAAGGCGGCGGAAGGTGCCGCAGAGGACGGTGGACCCGGGCCGATGCCCGAAGGCCGATACATCTGCCGCCTGCTGGAGGTCAACGCCAAGGATGCGTCAGCTCCCGACAAGGCCCCGTACTGGTCGTGGCAGTACGCCGTGAACGAAGAAGGTGACTTCTTCGACCGCAAGCTGTGGGACAACACGTCCCTGAGCGAGGCAGCGCAGTGGCGTCTCGGCGCCGTGTTCGCTGCCTTCGAGGTCCCGGCGGACACCGACACCGACGAGCTGATCGGCCGTGAGGTCGCCATCATCGTCGGCCAGGAGACGGCCCAGCGGGGCAAGATGCTCGGGAAGCTCGTCAACGTGGTGAACCGCATCGAGGCTCTCACCGACGAGGAGAAGGACTACCAGGCCGTCGGGACGTGCCTTGACTCACCGGAGATCTGAGTCCACCTTCCCATGATCGGCGCTGGCCGGGTGTGTGTTCCTCCCAGGTCCACACCCGGCCAGCCCGTATTCGACTAGGAGAGTCGTGAACCCGTACACGCAAACGCTACTCGAACTCGGCATCGTGGTTCTGCCGGGAGAATCCGACCTCAGCTCGCTTCCCTCCATCCAGTGGCGTCCGTACCAGACTGAACCGCCCAGCCTCACCAAGATGCAGGCATGGGCGAGGATGACCGACCAGGGATGGGTGCTTTGCGGCTCCGTGTCTCGCCTGGTGGTCATCGATGCGGATAACCAGCACACGTCCGATTGGTGGCTGGACAACTGGCCCGAGCTGGACGAGACGTTTCAGGTCGAGACTCCCCGAGGCCGCCATTTCTATCTCAGAACGGATGAAGTGCTACCGTCCTGGTCCGTCCACCAGGACGAGTTGAGCTTCGACGTACGGGGCGAGGGCGGCGGAGTCATGGGTCCGGGTTCCCTGCACCCGACCGGAGTTCCCAGGGTGCCGAACTGCCCTCTTAGCGCCGATACGCTGTCCTCCCCGTCGGAGGCTCTCCTCGGTTATCTGAGACAGGGCGGCGGTGTAGGTAGCAGCGACCAACCGAGAACGCAAGGGACGGCAACGGAGAGGGCACCGGGAGGAAGCCAGCTGGCGGATCTCCTGGCGAACCCGCCGGAGGCCGGAGGCCGGAATGTATGGTTGACCTCGGTGGCCGGTCACCTGGCCAAGCGGGAGAAGTACGAAGATACCTGGCTCGCCCAGGTATGGTCGGCTAACCGGAGCATGGTCGATCCGCTGGAGGAGGCCGAGGTCACCAAGATCACGACCTCGATCTGGTCCAACGAGCGAGCCAAGAACGGCGGGAACCCAGTAGCGGACGCCAGTACCGGTTGGCTCCGGGGAGACGGCCAGCAGCTACTTATCACCAGGAAGGGACGCAAGGCGGGCGAAGAGGACACCGAGGCTCCTTGGTCGGACTTCGATCCGCACGTCCTGGGTGTGGTGTTCAACGACGAAGGCGAGCTCGATTTCTGGCGTCTGATGATCCACCGCAGCGACGGCACCGAGCGGGAATGCACCTTGGAGGCCAGGACGCTGGCGCACCCGCCTAAGATGAACCTATGGTGCATCCGCAACCAGGCGACGATCTACAACACTAGCGGCGCTGGAGGATCCCTGTCCAAGGTCGACCGCATGTTCAAGTACCTAACCTCACAAGATGCGCCGGTCCTCAAATACGCCGACCAGCTCGGCTGGAACGATGAGGTCGACGGCTTTGTGACCCCGACCCACGTGATCCGACCCAAGGGCCACGACACGCTGGAGTCGGTCGGCGTAGCGATGCGTACCGCCGATCGGCCCTACGAGTACGGATTCGACGGTAGCCAGGCGGAGGCACTCGCCGTGCTGCGGGAGGTTCTCACGTTCCACGAGGAGACAGTGTGCTCGGTGTTTGGCGCCTGGTGGGTGGCGTGCGTACTCAAGGGCCAGATCCTGCGCCAGACATCGCAGTTCCCGATGGTCGTGATCTCGGCGCCGTCCGAGTCCGGTAAGAGTACCGGGTTCTTCCCGATGATGGTCGGTCTGTCGGGTGCCAAGATGCGACACGGTGCCTACACTGCGGCCAGCCTCAGGGACCTGATGAGCCTCAATCGATCCGGCATCGTGTGGATGGACGACATCACCGACCTGGGGCCTCAGCGACTGGAGTTCCTGCGACAGGCGACCGTCGAGGGTGAGGTGACCAAGAAAGGCGGCGAGGGCTTCGTCGACTCGGTGACCGTGCGCCTGGTGTCGCCCGTGTTGATCACAGGCGAGGGATTCCAGGTCATCGACAACGAGCGGGCCATGGCCGACCGAGTGATCTCAATGACGGTCGGCTCGCCAACGCAGCGGCGCTCGATCCACGGCGACTACCCGCAGTGGGACGATATCGTGCTCATCCAGGACCGGTACCCCGACGGCCTGGGCGTCGTTGCTGGCCACCTGGTCCAGGCTATCCTGGCCAGGGCCGAGATGGCGAACGACTTCCGAGCCTACCGGCTGGGCTCCGGTCGAAACTCTGACAAGTGGGCGATCCTACGCATGGCCGCTCGTGTTCTGGACTCGATGCTCGATACCAGCATCCACGCAGAGCGTGTCGATGCCTGGTGCATGGACCGAGCCAAGGAACGCAAGGTCGAACACTACATGATCACTCGGGTCTTGCCTGCCTGGTACATGGCACATGGTGCGTTCCTGCCGAACGAGCCCAGTCCGTCGTTGGCCGGGTTCCAGAAAGACGGGCGCCTGTACGTCAACCTGCCGCAGCTCGCTCGGTGGTGGAGCAGGGAAGCCAGGGACGAGCGGGAGCTGCAGCTCGGGTCCGAGCAGGCGATGCGCTTCCAGGCGCAGAGCCTGGGTCTGGAACTAGTCACCAGGAAAGCAGCGTACGGAACCGCCGACAACAAGGACGGCCGGTACCAGCTACGCTGCCTGGAGATCCCCGAGGACCTGACGAACGCCATCATGGAGGCCTCCGGCTGGGTGCATATGGGCCTTACCCCGGAGCCATCTGAAACCGACAGCATGTTGCCCTTCGAGCAACATAATCACGAGGAATGAGCGCATGACCACGGCGAGTAGGGACATATCCGAGCAGATCATACCCTGCGCACCCGAGAACGCACCCTGCCAGATCCCGGAAGGACGGGGCGAAGAACCTCCAGGGTACGTAGGGTACGTAGGGTACGGTATATATAAGTATCTTATGAGGCGAGTTTTCGGGTCGTTGTTGTCCATTGTGTGGGTATCTTTCTTCGGAGCCCGTACCCCGGGGAGTAGCTATGTTGGCTGACCTACCAGCGCCTGGCACGATCGTGGCCGTCGACACCGAGACGAGCGGCCTTCACCCGGACAACCGAGAATGGCTCAGCGTGGTTTCGCTGGCCTGGCACGAGGACGGCGAGCTACGGACCTCGGTACTGCCGTTCGACCACGGGTGCCTGGACAAGATGGACCTTCCCAAGGGAGTGCAGCCCGATCTGTTCAGTCTGGACGACATAAACCTCGGGCCATCCGACTGGAACCAGCTACTGGACCGGCTGAGCGAGTGCAGTCTCCTCGGCCACAATATCAAATTCGACCTGATGTTCCTGAAGCGAGGACTCCGGCCTTGCCTGTCCCTGTCTAGAGAGGTGGCGGCTCCGGGCCGGGATTTGACGAACCAGGTGGTTTGGGATACGTCGGTGATCTCGCCGCTACTGTGGCCCTTTAGTAGCGTGGCCCTCAAAGCCACAGCCGGTCGGTTGTGGGGCGACGAAGAAGCGGACCTTGAGCAGAAACTCCGAGCCTGGGTCGACCAGCCTGCACACAAGAGCATCGGCGTGTCGGGCAAGCGGGACCGGAAGCGATACGACCTGGCCCCGTGGGAGATCCTCGGCCCGTATGCAGCCAAGGACGCTGAGCTGGCGCTGCGCCTAGGGCAGGAGCAGTACGAGCTGGTCGAGGAGGGCCAGATCCCGTGGGAGGTCGTACACCGGGAAATCGGGCTTATGCGGACCTTGACCAAAATGGAGATGCGGGGTATCGGGTTCGACGTACAACAGGCTCGAGTCGAGGCTGCCAAGCTCCAAGTAAAGCACGGCCAGCTCGGGCGTGACCTGCCGTTCAGACCACCGACCGCCCAGGGTGCCAAACGATACTTCTTCGATGAGCTGGGTTACCCGCCCTCGAAGGTCAGCGACAAGACCGGTCAACCCAGCATCGACGAAGAAAGCGTACGCATCCTGGTGGAGCAGAACGTACCAGGAGCAGCCGATTACGCCGAGTACGTCAAGGTGGGGTCCGCCCTGTCGAAGTGGTACGAGGGATGGACCAGGTTGGCCGGGGAGGACGGCCGTCTCCGGTGCGTGTTCCACCAGACCAAGAACGAAGACGGGCGAGGCACGATCTCGGGGAGGCTCAGCGTTGAGCGCATCCAGCTCCAGGCGATCCCGCACGATTACCAGTTCGTGGACGGCGTGCGCCCCGTACGGGATCTGTTCACAGCGCCCAAGGACAAACAGCTATGGGAGCTGGACCTCAGCCAGGCCGAGTTTCGAGTGGCCGCAGCGATCGCCAAGGAGGAGCGCATGCTGGCCGAGTTCGCCGCTGGTTATGACGCCCACGACGCCACGTGCCGCCTGGTGTTCGAAATCGAACAGGACAGCCCGGAATGGGAGAAGTACCGAGCCGTCTCGAAGCGACTCGGGTTCGGTATTCTGTATGGGGCTGGTGCCCGCACCATCCAGGCCGAGATCGCCAAGTGGACCGGGCTCCAGGTCACCGTCGATCAGGTGGATCGCTGGCTGAAGCTATACGGGCAGCGGATGCCGAAGATGTTGGCGATGGGCCACCGATCCGAGAACCTGGCCCGGCGGCGCAGCTGGGTTCGACTTGCCGGCAATCGACAGCGATGGTTCGCACCAGGGGAGGAGACACGCAAAGCGTGGAATCAGGTAGTACAGGGCAGCGTCGCTGAACTGATGAAGGACGCCATGATCAAGATCGAGGCTGGGTGGCCCGGGGTCATGGTATTACAGATCCACGACTCAGTATGGGTCGAGGTGGATAACGAGACGCAGGCCGACTGCATCGGCTCGATCCTGAGCCAGACATTTGAGGACTACTATAGAGGCGTGGTTGCCTTCCCGACCGGAAAGAAGAGGCTGGACAAGTGAAATGCAGTACGTAGGTGGAAAGTTCCGACAGCGGAAGCACTTCAAGCCCGCCATCCTGGCGGCGACAACCGAGAGGGCGCGTTATCTTGAACCTTTTGTCGGCGGCGGGTCGATGCTGGAAGTGATGGCTCCGCACTTCGGGTTGACTCGGGCCTCCGACGTGAACGAAGATCTAGTCCTGCTCTACCAGGCCCTTATGCGAGGCTGGGAGCCTCCCGTGTCGCTGAGTCGGGAGGAGTACGTTTACCTGAAGACCGCCGAGCCGAGCGCACTGCGAGCTTTCGCCGGGTTCGGAGCAAGCTTCGGAGGAAAGTGGTTCGGCGGTTACACAGAGAGGCTGGTGGCGACATCTGCTCGCAGCCTAGCTAAGACTCGTGCTCGTCTTCTCGGCCTGGACCTCCGTTTCTCACACCGGTCGTATGAGTGGTGGCAACCGCAGGCCGGTACCGTTGTCTACGCGGACCCGCCTTACGCCGACGTTGGAGTCGGGTTCCGGGACTCCAAAGGCTTTGACCACCCGGCCTTCTGGTTGGTAATGGACGAGTGGGTCGGACGGGGAGCTCACGTCTTTGTGTCGGAGTTCTCGGCTCCGCCTCACTGGGTGCCGATCACGACTTCGGTCCAGCGTCTCACGCTCTCACCGAACAGCGGGGTGACTCGACGAGAAGAGCAAGGGCTGCAACACGATTCGTTGTGGGTTCCAGCGGAGCACGAAGGTGGGTACGGGTGATCGTCGCCGTCGACCCAGGAGCAGCCCACTGTGGAGTGGCGGTCAGCGACGACGACGAGACGCAGGCCGACTGCATCGGCTCGATCCTGAGCCAGACATTTGAGGACTACTATAGAGGCGTGGTTGCCTTCCCGACCGGAAAGAAGAGGCTAGATCATGAGTGAGATGTCAGGGCGCCTGATGTGCTCCCACCCGATCCTGGACCTGGACCCGCCAGAGGACGTGGACTACGCCCAGGGCCTGCGACGGGGAACCTGCGCCGACTGTGGTGTCCTGGTCCGGATCAAGGACACGGGTATCCGGCCCGAGGCCGTACAGGTTCACAGGAAGAATCTCCGGTGAGCTATATCGTCGCCATCGACCCCGGCGAGGTCCACTGTGGAGTGGCGGTATCGCACGACACTGGGAAGGTGAAGAAGCCCAAGTCAGCGTCCTGGGTCGACACGTACACGCCAGACCAGTTGTTCGATTTCCTGGTCGATAACCTGCGCCAAGCGCAGAAGGGCGCCAATCCGGTGGAGCTGGTCATTTTCGAGGGATACCGACTCTACCCGTGGCTCCTGGAGCAGCAGGCATGGTCGCCTGTCCCGACGGCCGAGGTCATCGGCACGATCAAGTGGCTATGCAAGGCGAACGATACGCCGATCAAGGAACAGCTCCCGCCGATCAAGAAGCCGATTGCGACCGTGGCGCCCCAGCTTGGTTGGACGTGGAAGGAAGGAGGCACCCAACACTCACTCGACGCCGAGTACCACTTGGCTTACCATCAGTTGCGAGTAGATCACGCGGGCCGCTAAGATGCAGGCCCCTACACAGCCCGGGAGGGCACAATAATGAGCGAGAATACAACGATCGGCCAGCTGGACGTCGTGGTCGGTGGTCAGTTCGGGAGCGAAGCCAAGGGTCACGTGACCGCTCAGATCGCTGCCAGGCGGATCAACAGCGGGTACCCGGTCACCGCAGTGCGAGTGGCCGGTCCTAACGCAGGCCACTCGGCGGTCGGCCATATCGACGGCGTGAAGTACGCACTTCGCCAAATCCCGGTCGCCGCTGTCGTGGACAACTCGATTCAGCTCGTGCTGGGCGCCGGGTCCGAAATCGACGAGTCCGTCCTTGAATACGAGGTCGACCTGCTTGACCAGGCGGGCTACGAGGTCAGTGAGCGCCTGGTGATCGACGGTCAGGCCACCGTCCTGGAGGAGAGCCACAAGCAGGCCGAAGCCGGAAGCGACTACAACCACCGATTCGGCTCGACCGCCAAGGGCATCGGCCAGGCCAGGATGGCGAGGCTGGATCGGTCGGCAGCGATCTGGGACTTCGACGGCGGCAACGACACAGCGACGCTATTGAACGAGCGGCTGGCGCTCAACGAGTGCGTCATCGTGGAAGGCACCCAGGGATACGGGCTCGGGTTGCACGCCGGGTTCTATCCGTACTGCACCTCCAGCGACTGCAGAGCTATCGACTTCCTGGCCATGGCCGGGATCTCGCCGTGGCGGCGTGACCTGGGCCTGGACGTGTGGGTAGTGGCCCGGACTTTCCCGATCAGAGTGGCGGGCAACTCCGGCCCGCTGCGGGGCGAGGTCGATTGGAACCACATGCAGGAGTACACGGACGGATACATCCAGGGACCGGAACTCACGACCGTGACGCAGAAACCCAGGCGAATCGGACAGTGGGACTCGGTGCTCGTCAAGAAGGCCATGATCGCCAACGGGGCACCGTCGGCCCATACCCACCTGGTGGTCACGTTCCTCGATTACATCGACCCGACGATGGCCGACGGGGAGGGTAAGCTGACCGAGCGGGCGGCGAAGTTCCTGCAGGCAGTCGAGGCGGACTGCGGGGTCACGGTCGACGGCTACACGACCGGCGCCAACTCCATCGCCTGGAGGCTCAAGTGAGCGAGCACCTGGAACCTGCGTGCGTAGATCCGTTCTCGGGATTTACCGCCTGGTGGCACGCCTTGGTGGACTCGACCGCACCAACGATCCAAGCCAAGGCGGAGGAGTACGGATCGAACTCGCTGGCAGCGATGGGCCGGGTGTTTATGCGAGCCCGAGGCGATGTCGGGCCGTATAACGATGCCGAGGCGCTGGAGATCGGCTGTGCGCTATATGCGTACGGTAAGATGCAGCGAGTGATGGACTCGCTGTACAAGGGACACCAGCCAAGCGAGGACACGTGGCATGACCTGGGCGTGTACTCGACCATGGCGCAGTACATCAAGCAGGAGGGAAGGTGGCCATGAATATCTACCTGGCAAGCCCGATCGATCAGGGGCGGACGGACACGAACGTCACCGCCTGGAGAGCCGAGGCCAAGGAGCGGCTCCAGTGCGCTGGGTTCTCGGTGTTCGATCCGAGCCAGGCGTTCAATATGCAGGGCGAGTACACGAACTGGCCGGAGCTGGTGAACGTCGTGGCCCTTGAGAGTAGCGATGCCGTGTTGGCGTTACTGCCCCGGGGAACGGCGAGCATCGGAGTCCCGATCGAGATCAAGCGAGCCTTGGACTGCGGGATCCCGGTCGCCGTGGTGCACGACCACACGAGCTACACGCTCATGGGCCTGGACGTACCGGTGTTTCCCGACGTGGCCTCAGCCGTACATTGGCTGGAACAGGAACCGGCGGCAGAGGTGTCGGGGTATTCGGCAAAGGTGGCGGGGCATGGGGAGGTCCTGCGCGTACACCAGGACGACGCCGGGTTCGATCTCGCCTACGCCGGGGCCGAGACGCTGCAGGTGCGGCCCTGGGAAGTCGTGGACGTGCCGTGTGGTGTGGCATTGGAATGGCCATACGGCATGTGGGCGCTGCTGATCGGGAGGTCGTCCTCGTTCAAAAACCGAGGGCTCCTGGTCAACCCCAGTGTCATCGACGCCGGGTACCGAGGCGACATGTTCGTCATCGTCCGCAACGTGGGCAGCAAGGTGCAGCACATCGAACCAGGCGAGCGTCTAGCTCAGCTCGTGCCGTTCCCGACGTACGCTGCAGGAATGGGTATCGAACGAGTCGAGCACCGGGATCTGTCGACATCGGAGAGAGGCGATGCCGGATTCGGAAGTACCGGACTTTGAGGTCCACCGACCTAAGCGATTCCCGCTCAGCAGGCTAGCTGCCGCGATGGGGATCGTGGTCGGGCCTCCGTCGGTCAAATCGGCAGACGGGCACCCGATCGGACACGGTGCGATCGCAGAGCGACTCGGCATCGACGTACGTACAGTGCGCCGGTACCAAAGGGATGGGATCCCCGAGGACTCGGCCGACAAATACGCCTGTATGATAGGCAAGATGCCCGATGCAGTGTGGCCCTGGTGGTACCGGTGCGGCGACCCCCAATGCACCGTGTGCCCTAGGGTCGAGGTAGAGTAACCAACGTGGCGAACCTCCAGAAGCGCAGCGGGCCGATCGGTGAAGAGGAAAGGGCGCACATCCTCGACGTGTTCCGACGATGCGACAACGTGAGCGAGACGAGCAGGCAGACGGGCCGGTCAAAGAGCGCCGTCTCATCCGTCGTTCGAGCAGCAGGGGAGGTACCGTCGGGACGTGCATTGACTCAAAAAGCCACGGCGGCAACTGCGGAAGACGCCAAGGCCAGGCGGGCCAGGTTGGCTATCATGTGGCGTCGTGCTGAGGAGGAGACGCTCAGCCGGGCGTTGCCTGAACCTGGGCAGCAATACCACTTGATCAAGGGCACGGGCTCGGGTCGAGTGATCGATAAGAAGGTGGACGCCGTTCCGGCGGACGACATGAAGAACCTGCTGACCGGTGCCGCTATCGCCTCGGACAAGGCCGCTATCCTGGAGAAGGTAGACGCTCCGAAGGACGGTCAGGGCCGGGGTCTATTGGAGGATCTGGTTAGTACCCTACGGAAGGAACGACCGAATGGCTAAGGCAGATGGCAAGGTGGAGCTGCGGCTCGATCTGGGGATCGATGACGACAAGCTGACGGAGGCGCTGGTCGACGTCCAGCGGGCGCATCGGGCGATGAACGAGGCGACGATCGACTGGGTGATGACACTCGGTCGCCTTGTTGGGGTCCTCCAAGGCTCTCCCTTGGACTCGGTCGCCCGTGCGGCCCAGCAGGAGGGTGGCGGTCCCGGGGCGACGGGGGAGGCCACGGAGGGCAGCTACGTGGACGTCCCGATTGAGGGCTTCCCCGAGCACGACGGGAGTGGGACGTGAGTCGAGACGGAACGCACCGGGCTACCCAGTACGCTCAGGTTCTGTGCCTGTGCGGACACCGCATCGTCGCCCAGTCGTGGGCCGACTTCCGAGCGGCCGTGCCAGCAAGGTGTGAAAAGGGCGATTGCGACGATCCGGCGATGGAGCTGACCAGAAAGGCAACGTCCAGGCGGTCAGGGTCGACCTCTCGGGTGATTGATGCTCGATAACCTGGAGGGCCAGGCGTGGCTTAGCCCGAAGCAGATTATATCGATTCTCAACGCTGACGGCCGAGTCAACATCTGGGAGGGATCGGTATCGTCGGGTAAGACGTTTGCCTCGATCATCGCCTGGCTGGACTACGTGGCCAACCATGCCCCCAAACGTGGGCGCCTGGTTATGATCGGCAGGACCAGGGACACGCTGTACCGCAACGTTCTGACGGTGATCGAGGAGATCCTCCCGCCGGGGAGCGGCGAGTTCAGCTACACCAAGGGGACGGACCGGGCGAAGTTGTTCGGCCGGGAGATCGAGATCCTCGGTGCCAACGACGTATCGGCGGAGTCCAGGATCCGGGGCATGACGTGCGCCGGGTTCTATGTAGACGAGTGGACGCTCCTGCCAGGCGATGGATATTGGCAGCAGCTACTCAACCGACTGCGTGTGCCTGGTGCCCGGGGGTTTGTGACCACGAACCCAGATGGGCCGAATCACTGGGCGAAGCTCGTGCTGGATCAGGCGGGTGAACTCGGGTACCGGACCTGGCATTTCCTGCTGGAGGACAATCCAGTCCTGGAGGACGAATACGTAGAGTCGGTGAAGCGGGAGAACACGGGGGTCTGGTTCCAGCGCAATATTCTGGGCCTGTGGGTCCTGGCTGAGGGCGCTATCTGGCCGATGTTCGACGAGGAGGCGCATGTCTACTCCGAGGACCCGGACCGGTACTTGGGTCTGGAGGTGGCGATCGATGACGCCACGGCCTCGGTCTACAACGCTGTGCTCCTGGGTTTGACAGACGATGCAGTTCACGTGGTACGGGAGTTCAGGTGGGACGCCAAAGCGAAGCAGGTGCAGCTGACCGACAAGCAGAAGGTCGAAAAGACGATCGCCTGGCTCAAGTCGGTGGAGCTGGGGACCGACGGCAATCTGGCGGTTGACGGGGCGCTGAACGCACGCCGTATTCACGTGGACCCGGCCGCAACGTCGCTTATCCGCCAGTACGACATCGACCGATACCCGGTAGCTAAGGCGAGTAACGATGTCCGGGACGGGCTCCAGTACGTGGCCACGTTGTTCGGCATGGGGAGGCTCAAGGTCCATACATCGTGTGTCGAGTTGCTAAAGGAGATCCCCGGCTATGTGTGGGACCCCAAGGCGGCGAAGAACGGCGAGGACAAGCCGCTAAAGCAGAACGACCACTCGTGTGACTCGATGCGCTACGGCGTCATGGGAACGAGCCGGTGGTGGTGGCCTTGGCTCAAAACCAAGGTGAAGGCGCCTACCGAGTGAGACGCTCGGTCCAGGGCGCCGCTGCCTGCACCGAACACGACGCTCGCCGGAAGGCCAGCGACCGACACCTCGCCTACATGCCCGCCTGGGCCAGGGAAGACCGGTGGCTCGACCAGGCCCGAGTCCGGTCCTACCCGATCGGTCCTGCCAACAGCATAGACGTGCGGACGGCCCTACCGTACGGCTACACTATCACCCATGCCTTTGCCCGAAAACAGCGCCAACTCGGAGTGGCCACCGCTCTGGTGGAAGCCCAACCAGCACCTGATCGATGAAGCCCGGGCCTGGCTCGTCGGGTCGGTTACCTCCCTGTCGATGTTCTACGGAGCCTCACAGCGGCAGGTTCACCAGGCATGGCGCCAGCGTCTGGCAAACGCCATCCAGGGCAAGGCCGAGAGCACGACCTCACCCAGCGACCGGCTACACGTCCCGCTGCCCAGGCAGGTGGCCAGGACTTCGGCGTCGCTCCTATTCAGCGACGGCTTCACCTTCGCCTATCCCGAGGCTGAGGTGAAAGTGGCGGAGGGCCAGGCCATCCCGCCCGAGGCGCAAGCGGCCCAGGTCCTGCAGAGCGAGCTACAGACGATGATCGACAAAGACGCATGGACCTCGAAGCTGTGGCAGGCTGCGTACGTCTCGTCCGGTGAAGGCGGGATCTACTTGCTGCCCGCCTGGTACAAGGGCAGCACAACCCCTACCATGCGGGTCGTGCACCACAACCGAGGCATCCCGGTGTTCATCGGCGGTAAGCTGGTAGAGTGCACCGTGTGGACCGTCGTTGGTAAGGAGAGCGACGGCCGCACCGTGTGGCGCCACCTGGAGGTCCACACCCCGGGCCGGGTCCAGCACGCCCTGTACCGAGGCACGCTCGACAAGCTCGGTGATCGCAAGTCGCTGGGCGATCATCGGGTGACCGCCCAGATCGAGGCCGACAGGGAAGGCATCTTCGATCTGACCAGAGTCGGCCTGGAGTCGACCGAGCTGATGGTTGACTACGTACCCAATCTCCTGCCGCACCCGGTCACCCTCGATGGCAACATCGGCGGCGCAGACACCGCCGGGATCGAGGATCAGCTCTACGCCTTGGACACGGCCGACTCAGGATGGGAGGCCGACGTCCGAGTCGGCAAGCGCCGAATCCTGGTCGACGAGGGCATGTTGGAGCGATCGGGCCGTGGCGATGGCGCCAGCTTCGACACGGATAGGGAGGTGTTCGTGGCGATGAGCGACTCGCCGCTGGAGTCGCACGACCCGATCCGCCCTATCGATTTCGACATCCGGGCCACCGATTTCAAGACCACCGTCGAGGATCGGTTCGCTCGGACCTCGACGGCTGCCGGGTACAACCCCGAGTCGGTGACCTGGGCGCAGGGCGACGGTCCGATGACGGCGACCGAGGTGCTGAGCCGGGACTCGCTGTCCAGGGACACCACCAACGCCAAGCGTCGATACTTCACGCCCGCCCTGGTCGCCCAGGCCAACAAACATCTGCGGATTGCCAAGGCGCTGGGCGGGATCGCCTCGGAGCCCAAGACGCCTGAGCTTCGTTGGCCGCAGGTGGACAACGGCGACCAGGCCACGACTGCCGACCTCATCAACACGCTGGCCCTGGCCGGTGCGATCTCCATCTACCGCAAGGTCCAGTTGGCCAATCCCGAGTGGGACGACATGGCGATCAGGCAAGAAGTCGACCGGATCCGAGAGGACAACGGTCAGACGGTCGCCGCACCTGAAGCCGACTTGGAGTCGGACCGCACGGGCGATTCAGACAGCGAGGAATGATGGCGGTTGCCGATCCGGAGGTGGCCTACCGGATCGCCCGTAGGGTCGCCTCGGTCTACGAAGCTGCAGAGTTGGACCTCCAGTCTCAGGTGGCCAAGCGGCTGGCCAGAGGCGTAGATACCCCAGGCTGGGCAGAGGGCAAGCTGGCCGAGATTGGCGAAGTCCGGCGGCAAGCCCAGGCTCGAATCGGCCGCCTGGACGCCACCGCCGCCAAAGTGACCAAAGACAGTTTGCAGGCGGTTGCGCCATCGGTAACCGGTACCCTCGGGTCCAAGACCAACCAACGAGCGGTCGAGGTCTTGGTCGAGCAGACGATCACTAAGCTTCGGTCTACGCACTTCCAGCTCCTGAGGGCGACCGACGATCAATACCGACGTGTCGTCGCCTCGACCGTATCGCAAGTCGCCGCTGGCAGCACTACTACGAGAGTGGCGGCGCAGCGTACCGTCTTCAAGCTCGCTCGGCAGGGACTCGGCGCCTTCATCGATAGTAAGGGCCGAGTGTGGAAGGCGAGTACGTACGCTCAAATGGCTGTCCGGACCGCCACTGCTCAGGCGATGGTCGGCGGTCGCCTCAACCAGTACCTGGACGACGGACGGCACTTGGTCATCGTGTCGGACTCGCCCGACGAGTGCAAGAAGTGCCGACCGTGGGAAGGCGAGATCCTGTTCATCGACGGGGCGCAGCTCACACCCGAAGAGCGGAAGCTGGCCAAGGCATCGGTGAAGGAAGCCACCAGAGAGGGACTGTTTCACCCGAACTGCACTCACGACCTGCGGCCTTTTATCCCTGGCCTGTCCAAGCGGTTCAAGTCTGAGTCTGGGCTGGAAGGCGAGCAGCAGCGTGCTGCTGAGACCAAGGCTCAGCGCAAGGTCCAGGAGGCCAAGCGCCAGGACGTAGCGACAGAGCCATTCGGTGACTCGCCCGTCCGACAGCATGTCCAGGCCAAGGTGCGAGCCGCAAACGATGACGCAGTCCAGACCATGGTGGACCGGTACCGAACCATGCACGGCAAGAACCCGTCAGCCAACGAACTGGCGAAGCTCCGCAAGCGGGCAGAACGGGGCGACCTGTCGATTCCACCTCAGGCTATCTCGCCATCTGATGCCGTTACCCAGTACACGTCGGAAAGTGGTTATGAGGCGATCAACACTCTCCTTCGTGGGCAGGAGTCCAAGCTTGTGCCTCACGTCAAGGACTACTATGCAGACCGGTTGGATTCGCTGGTGGCAGGCGTGGACCAGGCCATTGCGGACGCTGACCTGGTGACGGATACGCTATATCGAGGTCTGGGCGGGACGGAAGGTGAGCGCTTGTTCGACCTCGGCAAGGACGCCGTGGGTCAAGTGCTGACAGACGATGCGTTTGTCTCAACTTCTACCTCGAAGGCTGCAGCTAACCAGTTCAGTAACCTGGTCACTCTTCAGATCGATACCGGTCCCGGCGTCCGAGGACTGTCGATCCCAGGCAAAGAAGCTGAAGTCCTGTTGGCTCGGGGGACTCGTATGGAAGTGACGGCCGTCAAGGAACTGACGTCCAGAACGATTGTTCATGTGCGGGTTCTTCCCGAGCTGTCCTAGCGTCGAGCTATCCTGTGCCCTGTGATGACGCACACCCTACGCACACGATGGACCAACCTCGCTCACCTGGTGTTGTTCGACAACGACGGTGGCGCCGGATCCGGCGGTGGAGGTCCCGCTGGTGGAGGCTCCGGGGACGGCGCTCCGGCGGGAGGCGCCCCGGCGCCCGCTGGCGGGGCTCCGGCGGGTGGAGCGCCCGCAGACGGCGCTCCGGCTCCCGAGGGAGGCAAGGACGAGAAGCCCGTCAACATGACGCAGGCGGAGTTCGATGCGCTGATCAACAAGCGGATCGGCGCCGCTCGGGCGGGCTGGGAGAAGGACCTCGGCGCCTACGCCGAACACGAGAACGAGTCGGCCCAGCAGAAGGCCGAACGTGAGGCAGCCGAGGCCAAGGAGTTGGCCGCATCAGCGACCGCCACGGCCGACGCCACGCTTCGACGGGCCGAGGGCACGATCCAGGCGGGCATCGCAGGCATCAAGCCCGACCGCATCTCGGCCGCTCTCGCCATCGCCGCCACCATTCCCGGCTACGGCGAGGTCGAGGTCAAGGACGGCGTGGTCGACGCAGCGGCCATGGCCAAGGTGATGGAGGCCATCGCCAAGGACTACCCCGAGTTCAAGGGCCAGGGCGTGATCGAGCCCGGCAAGGGCGGTGGCGCCAACGGGGCATCGGGCTCCGGCGGCGACAACGGCGGCGAGCCTCCGCCAGGCAAGCCTGCCAACATGGAACAGGCGGTGGCGGCACGACTTGCCACCGCAACCGGCATCTCGAAGTGATCTCGGGCGCCAACTGGCGCCCAAGTCGACGGACTCTAAACGGTAGGTCGACGGACCTGAAAATCGGCAGTCCCGCCAGGACTTGGAAACACGGCATCTCTTTTCCGTAGTTGACTAGTCCTAGGAGGACTGACATGGCCGTTTCCCTGGCCGAAGGCAAGAACAACGCCCAGGACGATCTGGACGTCATGGTGATCGACGAGTTCCGAAAGGAGTCCGTCCTCATCGATGCCCTGGTGTTCGACGACGCAGTGAACCCCGCTGGCGGTGGCGACACCCTGACCTACGGATACCGTCGTCTGGTCACCCAGCCCACGGCGTCCACCCGAGCCATCAACAACGAGTACGTTCCGCAGAACGTGACCACCACCAAGGAGAGCGTCGATCTGGCGGTCCTCGGTGGTTCGTTCCAGGTGGACCGTGTGGTTGCCAAGATCGGCCCCGCTGCATCCAGCGCCGTGGCGCTGAACATGCAGCAGAAGATCAAGGCCACCGTCACCGAGTTCCAGGACCTGGTGATCAACGGCGACACCGGTACCGACGCCAACGCCTTCGACGGGCTGAACGTGGCGCTGACCGGCAGCGACACCGAGTTCCGCAAGACCGTGACCACGGACTGGTCGGACCTCGATACCAACGCCGCCACGAAGCACACGGCGCTCGACGCTCTGGACGAGTTCCTGATGTTGCTGGATGGCGATCCGTCCATCCTCATGGGCAACCAGTACGCCATCGCCAAGGTGCGGGCCATCGTCCGTCGCACGGGGATGTACACCCGGGATCCGGTCGAGGGACTCCTCGGTCAGGGCGGTCGCCCTGTCATGCGGGAGACGTACGGGAACCTGACGTTCGTGGATCTCGGCAACAAGGCCGGGACCAACGAGCCCATCATCCCGATGCGTGACCCCGACTCGGCGGTCTACACGATCACGCACTCGGCGGGCACCGACGGCGGCACCTTCCGCCTGCGGGTCGTCGTGGACAACGATGCTGAAGAGACGGCCGATCTGGCGTGGGACATCTCCGCGGCGAATCTCGACACCGCCATCGAGGGCCTCTCCAACGTGCCCTCGGGTGGGGTCACCGTCAGCGGCTCCGCTGGCGTCTCCTACACCGTGACGTTCGGTGGCGCCCTGGCCGGAGCCGACGTGCTCCTGTCGGTGGCCGAGGACGAGCTGCTCGACACGCCCGCCCTGGAGCCGACCGTTCTCGCCGAAACGGGCAACACGGGTGGTTTGACCGACCTGTACGCCGTCCGCATCGGCCTCGACGGTTTCCTCGGTGTGAGCACCATCGGCGGACAGATCGTGCAGTCGTGGCTGCCCGACTTCTCCACCTCTGGTGCCGTCAAGACCGGTGAGGTCGAGATGGGTCCGGTGGCCGTGGCGCTCAAGGCGACCAAGGCAGCTGCGGTCTTCCGCAACATCAAGGTCCGCTGAGTCGGCCCTGTGCGGGGCCTTGGTGAGGGCAGGTCAGAATCGCCCCTGGCCTGTCCTCACCTCCCGTACGCAAGCACCCCGCACACCCAACAGGAGCAATGAACATGGCAAAGATCCAGGCACCTAACCCCGATTTCCGAGGCACCCGACACGGCGTCGTGTTTCGCTCGGGTAAGGCGGAGACGGACGATCCTGTCGCCATCGCCAGCCTGCTGCAGGCCGGTTACCTGGTGACCGACGTTGAGGAGCAGGTTCACGAAGAGGACCCGACCGTCGACACGCTCGGGGATCTCAAGGTCAAGGAGCTGCGGGCGCTCGCTGCCGAGGAGGGCATCGTCCTCGCTGGCGTGACCACCAAGGCCGAGATCATCGAAGTCATCGAGGCGGCACGAGCCGCAGTCTGATCCCAGGCGTCGGGTGACCCAGCCACCCGACGCCCCAGGGAGCGCCCCGGTTGTCTCCTCTCGTGTAGGGCGGGCAGAGGCAGCCGGGGCATCCAGGAATAAAAGAAAGACCCCACGGGGACGGAGGAAGAGGGCCATGACAGACCAGGCGCACGCTACAGCTGAACAGCTCGCTGCATTCCTCGGTACCAGCGCCCCGCCCAACTCCGGTCGGCTCCTGCTCCGAGCCTCCTCGCACATCGACTACCACACCCATTCCGCCTACACCGTCGACCCCGACACCGGCCTGGCCACCGATGACGAGGTGGCGGCTGCTCTGGCCGACGCCGTCTGCGCTCAGATCGAGTTCTGGGTCGAGGTGGGCGAGGCCAGCAACATCGACGGCCTGGCCTCCACCCAGCAGTCTGTCGGCGGACGGTCCGGTTACCGGACCCCGCCCCTGGCGCCCCGAGCGCACGAGGCCCTGGCCAATGCCGGGCTCCGGCGCCCGAACTCCGGCCCGCTCGTGGAGACACTGCCGTGATTCCCACTGCTGAGCTGCCCGACCGGGTCACGCTGTACGCCTACGCCGGGACTACCGGCGAGTCGGTCGACGCTTATGTCGCCCCGGTCGAGGACGTGCCCGGTCGCCTGGTCAACGAGACGACCAGGCTGACCACGGCCGAGGGCATCGATGCTCTGGCTGCCGCCACCCTGTGGGTTCGCCCTGGCTACAACCTGCCGATCACGTCGAAGGTGGTCCTGGGGACCGAGGCCTGGCGAGTCATCGGCGTCAAGCACGAGAAGGACCTGCATCGGCCGGATCATGATCTGGTCTACCTAGAGGGTCCGTTTGCTGCTGAGGTCGCCACCCCGCAGCCGCCCTACGTCGAGGAAGTCATCCTGGACGGAGGCGAGCTGTGACCACGTATCGCTTCCAGTTCCGGCGTGATTCCGATGACGACCTGGACGGCACGACGGTCCTGCTCGAAGGCGAGCCCGGTGTGGCCTGGGACGGAGAAGGCGCTCCGATCTTCAAGATCGGGGACGGCGTCTCGACCTGGGACGAGCTGCCCGAAGCAGGCGGCGGAGGCGGCGCGGTCGACTCGGTGAACGGTGAGACCGGCGTCGTCGTGCTCGACGCCAGCGACGTCGGAGCGGATCCGGCGGGAACCGCCGCGGGTCTGGTCGATGACCTGTCGGGTGTGTCGAACCAGGCGACCGCTCGCACGAACCTCGGACTCGGTACCGCCGCTGTCACTGATACTGGTACCGGCTCATCGAACGTGATCCTTGGCAACGACGCCAGGCTGACC